GAACCAAAGTTTGCCGGACCCTCAAAGGCCTCTAGATCCGCAAAGCCCTCCTTCTTGTCCTCAAATCCGTCCTTTTTCTTCTCCTCGAAGCCCTCCTTCTTCTTCTCCTCGAAGCCCTCCTTCTTCTTCTCCTCGAAGCCCTCCTTCTTCTCCTCAAAGCCCTCTTTCTTCATTTGTTTCATTTGATCTGGACCCGATGTGGCTCCATGACCTGGAGCGGCAGCGCCATGTGCGTCCTGAAATCCATCATACTGTGAAAAGATTCCAAACATAGTTGGATCATATTGATAGACAACGAATAGGGCCACGGCTGCAACTAAACCAACTAGGATGGCGTTCTTCATTACGATACCTGTCATTACTTTCTATAAAAGAATGAGGGCATATTTTTACAAAAAAAGAGATCCAAATCACTTTGCCGAACACCCTTTTTGAGACTCTATCTAGAGTTCTTCCTCCTCATCGGATGTCGCATCGGAATCGGAATCGGAATCGGATATCGCATCACCGTATTTATCATAAAACTTATTCATCTGATACTGAGCACGATACACTGCCAATTTTGCCTTTAATCGCGCCTCTCTCACCCGCTGTTTATCTATTAATTTTGCTCCATTCTCCATATAACTTTCCTCCTTTTCCTCCTTATCCTCCTTATTCATCGGGACCTCATCTGGATCCCATTCCTCAATGTCATCCTCGCTCTTCTGTAGTAGTTTCTCATTCACTTCAACCGGACATTCCGTATTGTCTTGGTCTTCTACCGGAATATGAATGTCAACTGGAAAGGTCTTATGTTTCCAATAAACATACATAAGTCCTCCCACCAATTCCATATGATAAGGTATGACATACACATAATAGGGTGAATTATACTCGTTTTGTATGTTAACAGGGGCGAACTTGTGTTTAATAATCTTTTGAATCTGTTGTGCCGTATATGGCCTTGAAAAGTAAGACGAATTTGCATGTAGAAACTCATTTAGAACAGCATCCCACCAGCATGAATGGGCTTTTATATTTTCTTCTAACGATTCCACCGTTAGAGGATCCTCAAGAGTTACTAACCATGAAACAGGTGAATCTTCTATATCATTCTTATATACCATATCAAATTGATAGGATGGTTCTGGTTTTTGTGTATTCGGATTCACACGTTTGCTGTTATATTTTGGTTTTTGAAAGGAAAACATCGACAAAAAGATGCTATCTGAGTACAGCGATCAGAAGAGATCGTTTAAAATCACCACAGTCTATAAATGTTGCGTGACCGGACAAAAGACAACGAACGTTTTGAAGCACTTTTAAAGGGGTGGATGGAACAATTTGCACATTCTTTGAACCGCTCCGATATCAAAAACTATATTCAACAACTCATGATTGAGCCCTTTCTTCAATTCATTTTTCAACGATCCTTTCCTTATCTCATCCTCGTCATTTCTATTTTTTCGATTCTCGTTATTCTTGTCATTCTTTCCTTTGTCTTATTGTTACTCAATCACAATCGAACGAATTTATGTCCATTCTGTGAAAAAACGTTTTAGTTGTCCCAGTTATTTAATGGATAAGAAAGGGAGTATTTAAAACGGAAAAAGATAACCTATTCATTAGGAATTACGATTGAATATGTCAGATCCCGGAATTGGTACTTATGTTCGTTATTGGTTACACTACAGTAATATGGCATCCTCCTTCTTCAAACAGTTTGGATCCGTCCGAAAAGTTCGCGATGATTACGAAAAACAAGTCATTGCCATACTCCAGTCCAATGGAATGGAAAAAGCGACCATTCAAATTAATCAAGGACAAATCCGTGTCATTGATAAACGTGAACCCAATCCACTCACTCTGGCCAAATTAGAAGAACTTCTCCATGGATATTACCGTCAACGCGGAGGCAAAGATGAAACGCTCGATATCATGACCTTCATCCGTGCCAATCGTGGCTATACCATCTCTAAATCCCTACGACAATCAGGAATGCCAACTCCAAAGGCGCCGCCATCTCTTACCAATGGTGTCGTTGGATCTCAACCTCCAACTATTTAATGAGTTACGTTAAAATGTATGAAGATTATATCCACCTACCTCCTCATATACATAAGGATGGTCCTCCTTTTTAAGATCACGACAATGGATTTCAATGCGATTCATAAGACGATACAGACCATTTATGTTCCAAAAGGGGAGGCTATATAGAAATCCATTTGCAACTCCATATAGTAAACGATCTGCGATTAGAATCTCCGCCTCCGTCATTCCATTGAATGGCTTGGATGGACGATGGGATACTCGACAACCACGTACAAAATGATAACTTCCCATTACTCCAGAAAATATACCATAATATCGAATCATCTTATCCATTTTTTTAATTGAACAATTAATCTACTATTTTAAATTCCTATTTGATCCATTTTTATTGTATCCTATCGGAATCGAGACCATTAGAAGGTAGACAGATTGTATCCATTAAATTCTTCATATTGTTTAAAATAGGGATCTTTTTCAACCCCCCTTCGTTGAATATCGATCCGATTCACTAGACGAGTCAATGCTACAAGATTCCATCCTGGAAGCATGTGTAACAAGCCACTTACGATTCCACCCAAAATACGGTCTCCCATCAGATGGTCGGTCTTAATTAACTGATTCGTTTGAGGACAACGTTGATGGGATATATTGTAAGCACGGATACCTTGATATCCTCCGATGAGTCCTGAAAATGATCCATAAATGATCCAGAATCGTTTGATGGTTTGCACTTCTAGTACCATGGTTGCTTATGAGTTAATAGTCCTTACTAGATGAATCTTTAAGATGGGTTCATTATTCAGACCATACTTTCTCATTAAATGGATTGACAGGGATTTCAGACATATGGGCCTTATAGTCTTGAACCTTGCGATTATATGCCAGACCATCTTGTGTCATACCTCCATCCGCGGACATCTTTCGACGAACATCTGTCTCATTCTCATCGGGACGCGTTCCATAACAATTCACACCAAAACGCAAATCAGGATTGTCAAAGTATCCTCCATTCATTCCTGGCACGCCGCATGCCATCCGTTGATCCTCTGGACCTGCCTGTAATTTATCATAGGTAGACTGCTGTGTTGGGTAAACAGCCGCTTGGCCCTTCACCCATCCATAATTACACCAATCTGCACCCTTGGACCATGCATCCTTCACTTGATCATAGGTTGCTAATTCTGCACCAAATGCCTTACATAGGGGCTCTGCATCGGAATAGCGATACTTATTGGTGGCGATATTAAATACTTCCTTCTTTCCTGGCATGCTCTTTTCAATCGCAGACTTCTGGACAAGTTCCGAATCGGGGGCAGAGAATTCGGGTGGAACGGCTTGCACCGCAGTAGGAGAAGGTGATGTAGGCGAAAAAAAGTTCTTTATTTTCGACCAAGCCGCCTCAAAACCAAACATAATTTGCTCGCGAAATACCAAGAATAAAATGAAAAAGATGACAAGTGATCCAAGTAGAATCATAATGGGAATGGATACCAGATCGGCCGTCTTGTTTTCGATGGCGGAATAGGATTCACCGATTGGTTCAGAAAAACTCTTCACGGGTTCGCTGTTCAATATATTTTTTGCAGCGTTTGACAAATTTGTGGTTAGGTTTGCAGAAGTATTCTTCATACTATTGACTACATTCATCGCTGCATTTTTAGCGTTATTGGCCGCCGTAGAAATAGGAGCTGGAACAAATGATCCAAAATTGTTCTTAGGCGTATTCGCTGAAGAGGAATTCATTCTATTAGATGAAACGAATGATTATGATAGATAGATTCTTTTACCTATCATAATCGTATCGGTTATATACGAACTTAGATACCGTCCTCTACCGTGCGGTTGCCTCCACGAGTATTCAGGTAGTTTCTCTGCTCAGGAGTCGTGCAAACGCATCCTGTATCCGATGAATAAGTTGAGGAACAGCACTCAGGTTTGACCTGATTGTTCTTAAATAAGAAGAGCTGATCAGGTCCGGGCTGAAATGCCGGACCGAGCAACGGTTCATTAGGTGCTACATCACGCCATGAACTGACTCCATTTTCTGGAATGACGCGAATATTATCATACTGACCCATTGGCTCATATCGGCTCTTTCCTAAACCTGAGTTTGCAGAGTTGTTCAAAAAATAATTCGTAAATCCCTCGTCTTTATCTTCAAATCCCTCCATACTTGAATACACCATGACCAAGTTGGCCACTAATAACAGCAACAGACCCGTAATCAGAAACCCTGTTTTCATTCTACTGATTCTCCTAAAGATTATTGAGACAAGATCCGGAGACGATACGAAACCAAATTATACAGTTCTCTGATGCGGACATGACCTACCTCTGTAAAATCGGATACAGTATCCATGATTCCATTCTTATTCCATAAAACCCATTCTCCCGTTTCTGTAATCAGATTCCACCCCTCCTCCTTTTCCTCTGTCTCCTTTATGGTATCCTGTCTCCTTTCCCATCGATCATCCCCTCTTTTTCTCCATCCACCTTGGCTCCAATCTACCTGTTCTGCCTTACCGATTGCCTCTCCCCTCACGATCCCCAATATCTTTTGCTCGTTGCCCCTACTATCATAAATAACATCATTCACGTTGCACTCTGATATGATTTTTCCTCCCATCGGAGAAGATACCATAATATTCTTACTAACGAGCGGCGTGGGCTGGTCTTCCTCCCACTCTTTCGAATGACGTTGTGCCGTATCGTCTAGATTAATTGCATTTAACATGAAGAATACAGACTTTCTCCATAATTGATGTCCTTCACTGTCGTTCTCTTCAAACTCTTCCCAGTCTCGAAAAAGGGTTTCTCTTGACCTCCCTTTTAGAGGGATGATATGGGTAGTTGTATTCAAGCAATATACAGAGGGTGAATAGAGAGATACAGATACAGAAGAAAGTGGATGTGCATCAGGATGCTCCTTTACATAGATCCATTTACCTTGATGCTGGACCATATGATCACCCGCCACATAAACGCCATCCAAATCATACCAATCTACATCTTTGCTTGTCATTTGCATGACAGCCGTCACACGATGCTCTTTTGAATCCGTTGACACAATCCGATCACCCACACGAATCATTCGGATAGGAATGGTTAGGATCGCTTGATTTTCTCGCCGAATCTCTACACGAGTATGCTCTGCAAAACAGAATCCACTTTTTTTGCTTTCTGCGTCACTCGCGATCGATCCAGACATCACAACACTTAATGCAATCACTAATGCAACAATGGCGGTTAATGTGGTTAGAATGAATGGAATTACAGGAAGTAGAATGAACCACAGAATGATAATAACAATGATCATAATTGCACAAATAATGAGAACGACACGTATCACCGTTTGAATACTAGAAAGCATACCACTGAAGAGCGTCAGACCGATATAAATCGTAGAAGTAACAATGGCCATGAGGCGTCCAATCGCCATTCGTAAATAAGCAATGATTCGACGAAACTCAAACATACCATTTTTGAATTTATCCATAAAAGACGATATATAGGACATAAATGCAGCAGTAATTCGTCTTACGATTTCACGAACAGTAGTAAGAATTCCCATTGCTCCACCCGTTAATGCAGACTGTTTTCCCAGAAGTGCGGTAATTGGCGGCATGATCATGTTCATAAACAAATCGGTAAATTGTTTGACACAGAATTCAAAATTATCACTGGAAAATTCATTTGGGGACCGTGTATCTGTCTCGGGTTTAAAAAAACGTGCTGCAATCATGACGGATAAATTACATCGACGATTCTCCCAATCATTCATTACTTTGGAGCGTTCCAAATAAGAAATAAGATAGCCGGTTAATCCCAAAAAGAAGAAAAGAATAAGAATAAATGGCCATTTTGCCTCCATCTTCTTCCTTGACCTTTTATTCTTTTCTTCTTTTATTCTTTTGCTTTTATTTCAAACCTGTATCTTATTATGAAGAGGTTTCTTCCAGTTTCTTTGAGTAAATCGTTTCCGCATCCGGAGAACACCACTCCATATAATCACGAATACGCATTCCATTTTCAAGTTCCAATTGGGAATGAGGAACCACCACAAAAGAACACAATTCTTTTTCCTCTCTTCCCTTTATGGAATCGTCGCTCATCGTTTGTATCCATCTTCTCCACCGATTTTCTGTTTCATCCCAATACAGAGTTGACCATGTTAGTTCCGTTCCATCTTTTAATACATCATATTCCGATACTTTTTTACGAATGACTCCTACCACCGTGGAACCTGTTGACAACACATCGCCGATTTGAAGTTCTGCTGCGGAACAGAGCCCCTCTTTCTTTTTAATTTTTGTAGAGGCTCCCACTGCACATCCGTGTTCTTTTCCATGGTAGCGAATGGGATCGAACGTTCCTCCGTTGATCTGTTTTTCGACGTGAATCATATTTTCTTCATCTCCCTCGGGTGTTTCATCATAATCCATAAATACGTAGCCATTCATAGGGATATGATGGGTATCTGTATTTAGACAATAGAGGGGTTCATCGGAGTTCCATCCACCGAGTGGGATCGCATCTGGATGATGTTCTGCACGAATTCGTTTTCCTTTATGATATACGTAATGATTCGTGCTAACTGTAATAGAACCAAGACGAACCATGGGTTGACCACGAGAGTAAAATTGGAATAAACCAGTGACACGATCCATGGAAGGATACAGACAATCATCCATTTGAACCTCACGAATCGGCACATGGGAAACAATGCCATCTTTCACAATTGATATCATTGTATCTCCTGGAAAACAGAAGGTATCCAAAAAGGAAAAGAGAAATGTATTTGTAAAACTAGTCATGCCGGTTATACCTGACAGACCCATATACATGACAGAGAACAACAATGCATACATTCGCATAAACAATGATTTCAAATAAATCGAACTCATTCGCAATTTGAAGAAGAACATGGAAATGCGTTCGGTAAATTCCTGAAAGATCACATTAATTCCACCTCCTAATGACGCAAGTGTATTACGTAGAGAATTAATTGATCCAAAGATCATTTGCAGTAGTGCATTAAATTTAACAGTAATCATTCCAATGGATCCAAAAAATGATTGAGTTTGATTGCCGAACACTTTCCCCATACAGAAATTAAAATTCTCTTTGGCATTTACTCCAAAATACGAAGCAAATGGCATAATGAGTGGAGTGCATCGCTGATTGGCCCAATCCGCCTTAATATCTTTAAGCATCATTGCAAATTTTGAACCCGAAATAACGCTTACAAGGATTGTAATCATCAAAATCACAAAGAGCAATGCATTCTGAAAAGACCATAATTCACGCTCTTCCATCCTCTTTCTACTGACTATTTATAACCCTTTAGGAATTCCATTCTGCATTTTACTCTTCATCGTTTTGATTCATTACCCAGTCACGATCTCTCCTAAAAATGTCACTAGCATTTGGTGCTGTTCGTTTTGATAGTTTAACCACAGCATCTAGTTTATGATAAACAGTGAGCAAACCATATTGCTTAATCGCCTTCTTAAGGGCACGATGACGTAATGCATCGGATAAACGATATTGATATCCATATTTAATTAAATCACCCTTCCGGAGTTTTCCGAATCCCTCGCCAGATCTAGGACCCTTTCCAGGAAGACCACGATTTTTAATACAACTCGCAGATACATGAATGGATTGAATCTTTGGCTTAACCGTGTATAATTTACCCTTTCTACGAACAGTAAACCCTGAATGGGCTAAACTTGAACGATATTTACGCGTATATCCTTTTCTTAAAATATAGCCCTGTGGGCACCCATTTCGTCTTGTCTGGTTTCCTCCTCTCATTGAAATGACTCTATTTCACTCCAATAAAAGAATAATCATATCATATGTTTTCTATATATCTGTATCATCCTCGTTAAACCCTGTGCGATGGACAAATGGATAGACTCGTAACGTTGTTCGTAAATAATCCTGATAGGGGACTGTATCCGCAGGACCATTCTGTTTAAAATAGTTCGCAATCCAATTTGCCATGGAAAGATGGTCTGAACGAACTTCAGATGGAAATGAAATCAGATCTTTTTCTACCACTCCCCCTCTCTGTGCCTTCTCAAAAAATCGATGGACTGCCTCGAGTGTATGAATATACTGTTGAATCAATTCATTGTTTTGAGCATTTGGACCATTTAATTCCGGTCGTAATACGATAATTTCATAAATCTTCCATTTCATATTCTGTATTTTCTTACAAAATTCAGGGTCGACACCCTTTGGAGGAGTATTATTTTCTTCTTCTGAATCTGAATCCTTGTCCCATTCTGACTCGAAGAAACTCATTCTATACTATTCTAGTTATTTAATCTACTATTTCGCAAGCAAACCATACACAATTAATCCTAATCCAACAATCACAAGATATTCAGCGAGTGTGTGGGGATCTTGTTGGCAAAATGCCTCTCGCACACTTGGCGCAGTAGCGGGCGCAGGCGGAGGCGGATCATACATCGAATCCGCAGAGGATTGTGCAGATAACATTGTCAGCGTTTCATTTGTTTTCTCCAAATCCTTCTGTGTTTTACTGGGTTTACCTCCGGAAGACATAGGCAATGGCTCCACTTGAACCGATTTAAGGGAACTCATTCTCTAACAAGATGATAAGATATTAAACCCTTTTTCTATACTCTGTCAGATCCCTTACTCGATGTCCCAACCACGAAAGAACCTGCCCTCTACACATCGTCAAACCATGGAAGAAGCAACCGCAGAAGCAGAGGCTCGTCCAATTGAATACGACCCCGCTGCTCGTGCACAGTATATTCGATCCATGATTCGCGATGTACCCAAATGGTTGGCAGAGGGACAGACCGAAGAAATGATTAAACAACGTGTTCCTGATTTTGTGGAGAGTTATCCCGAACTCTTCAAAAAACTGATTCAACAACGAGATATGGCACCCATTCATAGCATGCTTACCATGCTGGACCGAATGGCAGAAGGCCGTTTATCCCAACACCAAGCGTCGGTTATTGTGGGAAAGAAATTGGTGGATCGCTATGTGACTCCACAACTTCAGGGGAAGGAACGGAAATCGTAGAGACAACCGGCACATTGAACTTAACACACCATTCATAACTATGACGTTCGTTCTCTACTAAATCGGTTTTGTCCAATATCTGCCCCGTCTTTTCACGATCAATCATTTGAAATACTTTTTCTAAGTATTCCACCTGCATAGAAAAAGAATTTGTTCTCTGCTCCCTTATCCATGCTAGAAAGGATTCATCATAACTATATTCTTCACTAAATAATCGATCCAATGTATCGTGATTCTCCAATACTAAACACCACAACCTCATCACATCGAATACCTCATCGGTGCATCCAAGAAATCCTTTCCCGATAAAATAATGCTCTGGATTACAGGGTCGGCTCATTCCTGGCTTATACATCGTCCACTCCTCAAAATGACAGGATAAAAAATAAATCAAATCCATGGTGGCACGATGATAACAATCAAACACTTTTAAGACAAACATACCACCCTTTCTTAGAACTTCCAATCCAATTTTGGTGGATGACATTAATAACGGGAACAATAATGTCTCCTGCTTTTCATAATTATCCGATACATCAAATCCACCATCTGCAGTAAATAAATCTACTTTTTGACTCTCATCATGAACATAGTCAATGAAAAATTGTTGATTTTCCGGCTTTAAAATATCACCCGTTCCATCGTATCCGTAAATAATTTGAACCGAACGATTTCTCTTCAAAAATTGGGATGCTTTTTTCCATCCAGGAACATGACATTGATGTGATTTCAATGTCATGGCCACTGATAATTGACAGCGTTTATTATATTTCGAAGCCTGATCATACAGTGCCTCGATAAATCCACCAGGTCCTTCGCACACATGTGCAGAACGCACCGAGTTACCCGTTATCGTATCAAAAAAATGGCTCAGATCAAGAATCTCAATCATCTTAAAATAGGAACGAGACAAAGGCTTCAAATAACAAATTGAATCTGGAAAACATTGATACTTTTTTTGAGTATACACCCATTCATAGGGATTCACCGCTTTTTTATAATACTCCCAGTTCTTGCCCAGTGGCAAATTCATTTCATATCGCTGAATTCGATTGCGATGTTCATGAAGACACTTCTCTTCTGCATCATGTTCATGTTTATGTTCATTCTTGTCGGTTTGAAACTGACGCGAAATGGGTTGTATCGTACGCGGATACAACCGAAAACGATTCCAAGGTGTTGACATACCTTTCTATGTTCCCTGTGCTTTAACCCCCGTCTATCAAAAATAAGATGCGTTTGTTATGTGTTATTTGATATTTATCTATTTTTAATCATTTATCCATCAATAATATCCATTTCAATTTCGGGCTCATCCATCAAGGCCTTCGGTGGGGGCAATACCAAATTGGATTGGAATTGAACACTTGCACATGGATCCATCATCTTGGTGCGAGACTCTTCTAAGCGGCTCAAATCTCCTGCCTCTTCCTCCTCTAATTCACCCTTGAATTTGTCGACGTCTACATCGATCAACAACTTTTCCAACATCTCATCATCCAGCAAGATTTGGGAAAAGGCCGTTCCACCGCGAATGGGCTGGCCCATCATAATATTCGCCGAGACGCCCGTCACTGGATCCATCTCTCCAAACAAGGCCGCCTTCAACAGGATCTTCTCCGTTTCTTCAAAGGAGGCTTTCGCCAATGTTCCAATATCATTCTTATTGATACCATAACGATCAATCGACATCAACTTGCCAAATCGAGTCATTACATCGCACAACAAGCAGAGATGGCGGTAATTTACACCCACACTCTCGAATAAACCACTGATTTCATTAAAGAGCACTGCCCGTGTCGCCTCGATGCCCAGCACTTCATACATATCCCATACATTGGTGGAGTAGAGGCGTGTTCCATCCACCGCAGGATGATTCATAACCTTAATAAAGTTTGATCCATCCGTGTCCAGAACATATTGCTCAATATTATCGTATTTACCGTCTATCTTCTCGACAAACTGTTTGTCCTTGCGAAACGTAACTGCCTTAATACCAGGTAGACCACGAATCACAATACTGTTAAGCAACTTGTTCTGAAACTTTTTCAGGTTTGTAAACTCATCCAACTGTTCCGCAGTATCCTTTGTCTTCTTGCTTGTTTCGGATAAACGGATTCGCATCACCAACTTCTGCGAGTTATAATCACTGTAAATGACATTGACATCTCCGCCAAATTGGGCTTTGATTACAGAGACCACTTCTTGAATGGAAATGTTACGGTTAAACATCTCTTCGCGATTCAATTCCAAACGAAGCATCCACTTGGACAGAGATTCTTCATCCACTTCTCCATCCATCATCAAACCCTTTTCAAATAATCGATAGAAGTGAATCAACTCGCGATCCTCTTCCACAACCGTATGATCATCCTTCTCATCCCAGTAAATCGCCACCTTCTCTGTAATGTTTCGAAGGAGTGTCAACTCCAGATCTTGAACCACTTCACGGGCTTTATCCTTGTTGTCACGATGCTCTGGTTTTAGATAAATCGTGAGCGAAGTGGCCTTTGGATTCTGTGTGACCTTCAACAACTCTCGCAGACGAGGCACACCACGAGTTACAGCCGACTTGGACGCCACACCGGCTTGGTGAAAAGTGTTCAATGTCATTTGAGTCGCGGGCTCACCAATACTCTGTGCAGCGACAATACCTACCTGATCACCTGGTTGAACCCAAGCCTTCATATGATTCGCCACGATCAGTTCCATCAGCATCTCAAATGCGGCCTTTGTAAATCGTTCCTTTACAATCAACTTATGAGGAGCCAGATGGAAACGAAGAAGAGCCGCCCAGATCTTGTGATAGGAATGAGTGAACGTCAGAATTCGCTTAATTCCATTCAACACAACGGGAATCGTCAAATCCGTCTTATCGGTCGGCTGAAGACCAAATCGCACCTTCACATTCAGAATCATACGTGCCAGATTGACTGGAGCAAAGACGCTTTCAGAATCCAACGACTTCTTCTGAAATACGCCCTCCACCATCATAAATTGATCATACAACAAATCTTTCACATATTCTGTCATGAGTTCCTCTTCACCCTCACGAATGACTCCGTCGGCCAATACCGTGCTCCAATCGACCTCACGCATTCCATAATCCTTCGTGATCTCCTCCTCGGACAATGTGCCAATGGTTAGGGTCTGCGTTTCAATCTTTGTTGGGTTTACACCATCCTCTCCATAATGGTATTGAATGATATTATTATTCGCATCGCGCACCGTTCCATCATGATGAACGATCAAATCCTCCATCGACTTAATCAGTTGACGTTGAATGTAACCCGTTTCTGCAGTCTTTACCGCAGTATCAATCAGACCTTCACGACCTGACATGGCGTGAAAGAAGAATTGTTGCGGGGTAAGGCCACGAATAAAGGAGGACTCAATAAATCCACGCGACTCCGCGCTATCATCGTATTTCTTGTAATGGGGTAGGGTTCGATCTGTAAATCCATAAGGAACACGTTTACCCTCAATTGCAGTTTGTCCAAGACAAGCCATCATTTGCGCCACGTTGAGAGGCTCACCCTTGGAACCTGAACGGACCATCGCCAGTAAACGGTTCTCTTTCGACAACGACTGCTGACCCAATTTACCCGCATCCGAAGTCGCCTGATTAAGAATACCGAAGATTTGGTCCTCAAACTCCTGTTGATTGCTTTTTCCTGTATTGTTGTCAAACAGATCCAAATGGACCTGTAGGATCAGTTGTTCCACTTTTTCTTTGCGTTCCTGAATCTTTTTATCAATATCTTCTTTTGTCTTTTCATCGGCAATCAAATCGCTGATTCCCACGCTAAAACCATTCATCACCAAGAAGTGCTCCACGGTATTCTGTAGCGCATCCAGCAGATCGACAGTATCTTTTGGACCAAAATCATTGTAGGTCATATGACTAATGCCCTTGGATGGTTTCATATATACGTCACCATCCACGACACCCTGAAGAATATCACCTTGAAGAATACGAACAAAGTTGTCTGAAGTGGCTTTGCTTTCTTTGTCTTTGTCAAATGATTTGTTTGTCATTTCCAAATTAATAGGGGGCATCAGGGCACTCAGCACCTGTTGACCCGTCCAACGCTGACCCATACGAGGCGCTGGAATGGTTCCATCAAATCGCTTATTCCACATCATCAGATTCATAAACTCCTTACGCGTGAATTGAATTCCAGGTTGCGTCAAGCGATAGGAACCGACCAAGGTATCTTGGTAGACACCGATCATCGGCTTCGCATGACGCGGCGTAATAATATGATGAGGGATGGCTGCGATTTCTTCCAGTTCTACCATCGACTCGTAGGACTGGGGAATATGAGCGTTCATCTCATCGCCATCAAAATCAGCATTGTATGGACGAGTAACGAGAACGTTCAAGCGAAATGTCTTGTAGGGCAACACTTTGACGCGGTGGCCCATCATCGACATTTTGTGAAGCGTGGGTTGACGATTGAAGAGCACGATGTCTTGATCCATCAAATGACGGTTGACAACATCGCCATCATACAATACAATCTCCGCAGTATTCACATGCTTTAACGAAATCATGCGACCGTCCTTCCTGACAATCGTCTTTGCACCCGGCCACTTGTCTGCACCATTCTGGATCAACTTGTAGAGTTTATTCAAGTTAAACGGAGTCACACGCTCAGGAATCGTTAGATTCGTCGCAATCTCTAACGGCACACCCAACTCTGCTACACTCAAATTGGGATCAGGTGTAATGACCGAACGAGCGGAAAACTCTACACGCTTACCCTGAATGTTGTAACGAATACGTCCCTCTTTACCACCCAGACGTTGTTGGATCGACTTCAATGGACGACCACTGCGCTGCGCACTGGGCGCAACACCTGGAATCTCATTATCCACCAACGTCGCCACATGGTATTGGACCACATTCGTGTATTCATTGATCACCGTTCGGCTTGCATTCGCCTCGATCTTTTGTTGAAGTGTTCGATCGTTCTTGATGATGTCAAACAACTTATGGGTCAAGTCATCTTCTGATCGCTGGTTGTTATCCTGAACCACTGAAGGGCGAACCTGTGGTGGAGGAATGCTCAACACGGTGCAAATCATCCAATCAGGACGACACCAGTAACGACTCAAGCCCATAAAATCAACATCTTCATCACTGATACGACGAAACAGCGTATGGACATACTCCACTTCCAAGGGCTGTTGTTGCTTCAACTCCTGATAATGCGCCACGATACGGGCAATCCCATCTCTCGTGAATTTATCCGGCTGGATCGCACCACAACCGTCTTCACACTCCTGACCACATCGCTTAATGCCCGATGAAAGAGATAACACCTCCTTCCAACGGGCCTCACCTTTACGATGAAGCAACTCCTTATGATGTTCTTTGTCAATTCGGAGTTTGGAACAACGAATACAGATGCACTTTAAAACATTCATGATCATGCTGTGAAATTGAATATAATAGACCGGACGGGTCAAACGGTAATGACCGAAATGACCGGGGCAACCATGATTCGTTTGACCACAGGTGCGACATACTTTACCATTTTCCAATACACCCATACGAGGGTCAAATAAACCGCCAATCTTGGGTTCATTTCCTTCATACGGAGTTTGGGTTGTAATCTCCACCACCGAGCGACGTTCAATCTCCTCAGGAGAGAGGATGCTGAATTGAACTCCAATAATGGATTCAATGTCCGATGAATGTTGATGAAAACCGCCTGGCATTCTGTCTTGGATGTAGAAACGATTGTCTAAGTCCTTTACTAACGTGAGTTGTCCTAAAGTTCTTTTTTGGGATAAACATGCGATCAATTTTATTCCACACCAAAAAAATAATTATACTCTATATTACACTAACGATTCAATATGATTATTTTATCAATTCTCCCACTGAATAACAAGACGCTCCTTCCAGTTTCGAGAAGACCAATTGACAGAACATTGTATCTCATGTTCTAATCCTATGGGGATATAAAAGACCATGTTTCCATCCTTGGATTCGATATAATCCTCTCCCGTTTTTGTATAGAATCCTGATATTGTCTTTTTCCACTCAGGAACATACAATCGAACAATGTATTCTACCGTTCCATCTGATTCCCTGATTTTCTCTTTTTTCTCTACCACAATCGCTTTTACTTTTGTTTTTCCACTTTGAATCGCTGTTAGAAAGGTCGTATCCCTTTCAAATTGCTTGATGACTCTCTGACGTTCATTCAATGTATAGACTGCGATGGGCACAATAAATAGATCACGCTGGCGCTGTTCATGGGAGGTATGAATCCACCATTTCATGGCTCGTTGATTGATCAGATCCGCATAACGACGAATAGGACTGGTAGCATGTGCATAAGAATCCGTATCTAATCCACTATGATAGGTATCTTTCTCTTCCGATAATACATACTCCGCAGAAGACATCGCCAAGAATTTCCAATCGGGTAAATGATCACGAAACCATTGAACACGCTCTTTTTCTTTATCGGAATGACGGCGCAAAATACCACTTCCCATCTGTTTTAATTGTTTACCTGCCTCCTTGTTATAATAAATCATCAATTGTTCAATCCATTCGTGTGCATCGATTAACTCTTCTTTCGCCAAATATGACGTAATTGCCTTCGTCACATTCTGATAAACAGATACTTCTGACTGAAACTCTTCATAGGTGTAGGATCGTTGAACTTCAAATACAGATTCATACCACTTTGATTCACTCATACGATGACCATCCCATAAGAACTCCAATGAAACGCCATAACGAGTTGATCCAGGTAACAAAGAACACACGCCCTCTGAATATTCCTTTGGTAACATGGCATGAATGATATAACCCGAATGATCGTATACGGTCTGACTGATCAGCGATGCCATAATATCGGTTGCTGATCCGTCTTCAATAAATGCAGCAACATCACTAATGGTAATTACGACCCTCCAAAGCCCATCGTCTATCGTATCAATGGTTATCACATCATCCACATCTCGACAGCCTTGAGGATCTACATGGAAGGTATATCCGACAAGGTGTTTACGATCTGCAATCGGTGGAACCATTCTTGGTTCAAATGACATCTTAGGATAAGCAAAAGGGCATGCTTGATGTATGATGGCCTTCTTCTCTGCTTCCAAGTCTCCTGATATACCCAGTATCATCTGTAAGGCGCCTCTTGGAAACATCGATAACTCCGACCATGTCTCAAATTTGACCAACCCGATACGGTTTCTAGATTTGTCTTTCTCGTTTGATCCAACAATCATGGGAGGATAACGCGAATCATATGGTGTAAATAAATAAAGTGGCGTTTTTCTGGATGTAAATCCATAACGCGCAGGACGCGTCAATTCGATTGTTCCAACAAGGAGAGGATGTTCATCTCGAAGTTCTAACTGACACTGGTCTTTCTCCCAATACACATGGTCTCCAACAAGGCAACGATTGGCCAACTTCGCACCCCGAAAGGTATGAAGAATCTCCCCTGTATCTCCCCGAATTTCAAATTGATCATAATCTCGAGTTTGCAGAATTCCGGATAAAAGGGGTCGATCTCCGTTCAATGCTTTTACCCCTAATACCTCCTCCAAATATCGTGTCGCGTTGGTTGCCATGACTCCTTTAAGGGTTCAAGATGGCTTTAATCTAAGTAAAAAGGATTCGTCAATTTTAGGTTAGATGAGTGGCAATCAGC